TTCCCGTGTATTATCTGTAGACATATCGTCGGTAATGTAACAAGTGAAATCCCTGAACCTTTGACTCATTAAACTGAATATACATTTTTCGATATAATTTTCACAATTATATGACGCGGTTAAAATTGTCATGATAAAATCTTTATATACATATTTTTTATTTCGTTAGCCACATTTGAACTATAGTATTTTTCAAGGTCTGTCGGAGGGTCAAATTTTTCTTTAGATGTAATTACTCCCAAAGAATCAACTTTATAAATCCACCCTGGTTTTCCCGAAAGCCAACCCTCTATGGTTGTTCTTCCAAGTTGTATTCCTGCGGTTTCGGAACAACCCTTCAAATATTTTTCAACGTTCCATGTAGAAGGAAAATATTTTACGTTATGTTCTCTGAGTATTGCATCTAAAAAATTACCCCTGTTTTCTCCGACAACCCATAATTCTTTATTTATTGATTGAGTATATTCAATTAGGTCCATTAAAGTTTCTCTCCTTAGATAATCTAAGGTTCCAACAAACAAAACATATCCCGACTCATTCAAATCAGATTTAACAAACTTTGATTCATCAATCGGATTGTAAATTATTTCGATATCATTTTCTGGTATTTGGAATTCGGATATTAGATTTTCTTTTATTTCAGGTCTTATTGCGATATATTTTTTTATGGAGGGGTGTATTACAGGGTTTTCCAGTTCTATTACTTCAGAATGAATTGTACAAATTTTATCAATTTCAGGATAAAAGTTTAATATTCTTTCAGCTACAGGTTTGTGTTGAATGTGAATTATATCAAAATTCACTTCGGACACCCTGTACATCATGTTCACTTGTGAAACTTTGTACCCATTACCATCATCGAATCCCCATTTACCGTCTCCCAATTTGAAACCTGGAGCTTGTTCAAAGGACAAACATTTTATCCCATTTTTCTTAGCTAAATCTGTAAGTGGACCACCAATTTGTGACATTACAGTTACGTCACAATTTAGTTTCTTTAGACCTCTAGCTAATTCATAGACATACAATTCAGAACCAGTGAAAGTCTTGAAATTTAGACAAGTAAGTAAAACATTTATTTTATCCTTATCTTTGTCGAATTGTATTTTTTGTGGTAGTTTAGAAGAATACTTTTGCACAAACAATTGTCGATTTGATTCCCATTGTTCGTTGGTCATACCAATAGATTGGTGAGTAATCCTTATGTTAGTTATTACACCAACTTTAACACCTTCCAAATAGTTTTCGAAACAAAATGGAATGTCGTAGAAATGGAATCCTTTGAATTCTTCGTTGAAATTTTTCTTTATTCTTTTTTTGTGAATTGCTATAAATAATCCATCAACAACAACTACGGGTTTAATATCTTTACCGATGGGTTCTGAGTACTTAGATTCCCATTTTTTTGTACCTTGTTGGTGGTTTACTATCCCATACATCTTCCTACGATTTTCCCACCATTGTCCACTCTCAGGCATATGAGTTGTACCCGCAACACCTAAAATACCAAACTCTGAATTATTAAAATGTTCCAATAGTTTTGGATACCAAGCGGAGGTATCAAAGGTTATATCGTCGTGGCATAGAACGACAATATCCGTAGTCGCTTCATTTATAATCTCATTATATATTTCTGATAGAGATTTTTCTCCGTTATTTACTTTTTCTATAACAAGATTTTTTTTAAAACCAGAGCTTTTTATAAAATATTCTTTTAGCTTGGAATTTGATTCTCGGGTTGAATATCCTATTGTAATCATTATTCTAATCTTTTTTTCTTAGATTCTTTAATTATTTCGTGTGCGGTCTTGGTCGGTTCTTTTTTTGCTAACGATATACAATCTATAATGAACTCGGCAAGAACGTGTTTTTTATCTAATTTTTTTATTAGCTCTACGAGTGTGTCCAAATTTTCATAATATTTTCCCATAAAAAAAGTTTTTAAATACCTGTACTTCCAAACCCATTGTCACCACGGTCTGTTTGGTCAAAACTTTCAACTTCTTCAATTTTCACAAAGTTACCGTTTACCACAGGACATAAGACACCCTGAGCAACTTTCATATTTTTATTTATTGTGAAAGGGGAATTGTTTGTATTAAAAATGGGAACCTTTATTTCTCCTGAATAACCTTGGTCTACTGTACCCGGTGAATTCAAAACCATAATACCTTGATTGATTGCCAATCCACTTTTTGTCCTAATTTGAATTTCATATCCTTCGGGAAACTGAAAACTCAATCCTGTCGGAATTAAAGCCCTACCAAATGCGGGTATTTCAACTTCTATTGTTGAGTATAAATCAAACCCTGAGTCCGATGGGTAATTATATGAAGGTAGAGTCGCGTCATCATTTAGTTTTTTTACTTTCAGATGTGTTGTTTTTGATTCTTTAATAAATTCCTGACTGAGGTCATCAAATGACATAGAAACCAAAGAATCTAATTCATCTTCGGAATCAACATCCAACCCTTTTGAATTTGCTTCTGATGTTAGTTTTTCTAATAATTGTAAAAGTTCCTCAAACTCCTTATTATTTTCACTCATTTTAATTGATTTAATTTTTTAATAACATTTATCAAAGATAGGACATCTGCTTCACAGTAATTCTTGATACCTTCGTAATCTTTTTTTGTCCAAAATGCGTCATGAACTTTATTTCCTGTAACCTCCATAGTTTTAGGTGAAGGTACCCCTAAACAAACACACATCAACTCCAAAGATGCAATAGAACCGTAACCTCCGTATTGCCATACTTCTTTAGTGTCGAGGGCTTTTATTTCCCAAGGTTTAGTATCGTGACCTGGCAAAATTTTAGGAGGTAAAATTCCATTTATTATCATTCTTTTTGCCAACACAGGAATATCAAAACCTTTTACATTATGTCCACACAGATAGAATCCGAGTTCACCCACCTTGTGTAGAATTTTCTGAACATCTAATAATAACTTTTTTTCGTCTACATCATTATGAGATTCAATTTTTACTTCTCCTTTTTTGTTTATAAAGGCAACACTTACACAAACAATTCGATTGAATTCTGGTACAAGAGCAGACTTATTGACAAACATTTCTGATATTGGTTTGTTTGCATCCTCAGGAAATCTTTTTTGAAACCAATCAAAATAGTTTTCAAATTGAAAAGAGAGAGGCTCATTATTTTTCTTTAATGAATCCCAATCTTTTTCAACACCAACAGTTTCAATGTCTAAAAATAATAATTTGTCAATAGGAATGTTTATCATACAAGTGATTTATAAAATTCTGCTCTTTGTTTTGTAACGACTCTCAAATCGTATTTATCTTTTACTGATTCATAAAGTCTTTCTCCCAAATCTTTAACCCAATTGGGATTTTTTTGAAGTTTTTCAATATACTTAGCCCAATCTGAGTGATTTCTGTTTTCATCCACAAGGAGTGCATTACCATCAACAAAATTACCATTTTGAAGTGAATGTACCAAATCAATTGTATATGGTCCTAAATTAGAGGCGATTATAGCTTTTTTATAAAATCCGGCTTCAATTACTTTCAATTGGGATTTCATTCTGTTGAACATTGTATTTTTGATTGGTGCCAAAGATACGTCAAATTTTGAATAGTTTTTTGCGTAGGATTGAACAGGTTTGGTCCAAACACGAACATAGGATTCACTCAATTCATCAACATATTCAACTTGTGAAAAGTCCAATAAATATTTTTTATATGATTCTGAAACTATTGAATAATCTTGAGTGAAAATTTTTTCATAATTGGCCCACACTGTCTCGTGAGGTAGTATGTTTCTTTTTTTATGTTCACCATTTTGAGGATTGATTTCGGTAATAGTTCCCCTAGTATCAAATCCACAAAGCACAAATTGTAAATTTTTAGATAAAGAAGTTAGCTTACTGAATGAACCATCTAATAATTGGATGTCATGTAAATGTGAGGAGCCTCCCAACCAACCTATTCGTAATCTATCAGACTCGGTGTTTTTTTCTTTGAATTGTGACTCATCGGGATTTATTGCGTTAGGAAAAACAACCACGTTTTTATTTGTCTTTTTAATTTCATCTGCAAACAACGAAGTAGTGGTTGTAACGTACTTAGCTTCTTTCAAATTAGCAACAATCTTCTCATTTATTTTATTGAATCTAATGATATCGTGGATTGGATGTTCTTTACCGGGCATCCAATAATCATCGATGTCATCAATTGTGATAACATCTGTAGACTGTAGTTTTTTTAACATGTCATTTGATTTCTCGAAGTCAGGGTTCAAACTTCTATGAAATGCTACGATTTGGTATTTTTTGAAAAATTCTATGTCCTCTATGGGTACATCGTAAATTATATCCACATGAAAATCATCAGGATAAAGATTTTGTAAAAAAATATGAGGGTCTACAGACCTAAATTTACCAACCCCTGTGCGGTCAGAAGGAATAACAAGTACATTGATTTTTGACATAAAGTTTTAGTATATTGGAGAAATATAACACTTTAAGTCAAATAAGAAAAGTTGTTAAACTATTTTTTTAACTTTTGTAACTTTACCTTCAAAAACATGTTTACCAACTCTGAAACTGAATTGTTCGTTGGTTTTTTCTGTGGATTCAATCAACAAATTATTTTTTCTAAGAGCCTTGTTGACCGCTTCTTCAATCATTTCTTGAATCAAGTCGTAGTCGATTGATGATGTTTGAGGTGGAGATACCTTTTCTTTGGCACTTTCAGGAATGTAATTGCTATCTTGTTTTTTCATCAACCGTGATGCTTTTTCAATCAACTCGTTAGAAATGCTCATTTGAGGTTGTTGTGGTTGTGCAATAGGATGTTCAATCATCAATCTTTTAATCTCGTCTGGTAACTTTGAATTTTTTATTGCATCAATTGTAGGAACTCCTACAGGTTTTGTATTTTCTCTTGGTACTGAACTGAGAAGTGGTGCGGAGGAAGGCTGTTCCTGCAAGAATTCTGCTGGGATGTTGTATTTTGCGGGAGGTGCATCAAAATTTTCTAACATTTCTGAGGGTGGCAAACCAGAATTTTTATTTCTTGACACATTATTAGTTGCATCCATTATCGCTTTAGATTTCATCAGTTTTTGCATCAAATCGTCCATAATCAAAATTTACTTATACATTTTATTTCTGAAGCCCTTTTATCACCATTGGGATTAAATCCGGCTTTCATTTCTGAAAAATTTTCACCTGTTGGGTTCCAAGATAAAATTTTATCAGTTCTAAATAATCTCCATCCCGGTAATACCCCATCACCTACCGCAACTTTATGTGAAGCACCTTCTCTTTCCCAGCCAGTTAGAACGGTATTACCACTATCTTTATGTATGAACAAACACACTGGTTCGATAGTTCTCAATCCTCTTCCCTTAGGTTCATCTCCATCATAGAAAATAGAAATAACCTTTTTATCGTCAATAGCATTACAGATTTCCTCCCTTGAAGCTATTTCGACAACCAAAGATTTAAAAACCTCTGTCAGTTTCATATCTGAAAGTTAGGATATTGGTTTGATGAATTATATCTGTTAGTCCTTATACCGTTTCTGCGTTCAACTACATCATCTATAGTTCCGGCAGCAGGATTATAAACGTCCAAAAATATACCAGTTCCTCTACCCAATCTATCACCATCGGCTAAGGCGTCTTGGTTAGTTGCGGAGTATGGATTACCAACTGCGTTGTAATCGTTTTTAGGTATAAGTTTTGCTCTCTCTAACTCAGCAATTGCTGTTAGTTGATTAGGAACGTCTTGAGATAAATCAATAGGAAGGTCGTTTGCCATAAAATTAAATTTTTGAAATTAAATCGTTTATTTTTTTTAAACTTTCAGTCACAGCCACATCATATTTTTCTCTTGTGGATAAATGTTTCTGAGATGGTCTAACATTTGTGAAATCCTTTTTCTCGTGTGGTTTTATAAATTGATTTTGCATTCCCGTCTCCATTTTGTTTTTCTTCACGGCTTCGGGGTTTCTTCTCATAAAATCTAACTCATAATTTACCCAATTTTTCATAGGGAAACCACCATTCAACACAAATGAAGGCTCTTTTTGTGAACCTTTGAAATTGTCAAAAAAGTTTTTAATTCTTTTAAGTTGTTTGTAGGTAATATAATTTTTGTTCTGAAGTTCTTTATTTCTTTTATATCCCTCATCATTTTCGTTGAAATCCTTTACCTTGTAGAAACAAATTTTCAAATGCTTCCTCAAATGTTCTGGAAATTCAATTTCTTTATCGTATAAATTCTTATTCACTTTTCAAAAGTTTTATCAAAGAAGAAAGTGATATTCCCTCTTTTTCGGCTTGTTTTTTAAGGGATTTTAAATTTTTCTTTAAAATTTTAGACGCCTCTATTTCTTTTTTATTCAAATCTGAATTATGAGAATCTTTTGATTTCATTAAAATATCTTCAAGCATTTTGAAAACTTTTTGTTTTCTCAGTTCTTCAATTCTTTGTTTTTCCACCAACCTGATTCTCATTTTACTACCAGGTTTTTTTCCTTTATTTATTTTTACGGTTTTACCAAACTCGTTTGCTCTTTCTTTTGCATTATCAACTCCCATGTCCTTCAGAATTTTGATTGTATCTTCAGGAGTTTTACCAGATGTTTCTTCATATCCAAAGGCCTTAGATAAATCAACTTCTTCAACCTCCTCAACAGATTCACCATAGTATGTTCTGTATCCACGTGCAATTGGGTCATTTGTAATTCTTGCGGCTGCGACGGTTTGGTCCATTGTTTTTTTAGGGTGTAATGCTGGGTCTAAAATTGGAATTTTTGAAAGAGACATCACACCATCCGAATCCACTAACTCTTCGATTTCTTTTTTTACGTCAGATGTTTTCTTAGGTGTTTTTTTCTTAGTTATTTTATTGATATATCTTTTAACCACCTCGACCTTGTCTTTAGGTACCTTTACCATTACATCATTATTTTTTGCCTCAGAAATAGTATTTTCTACAGCCATGTATAATGAATAATCTTTTCCCTTGTTTTTCAAGAAGAAATAGTACGGGGATGAATAATATTCCAAACCTTCTGTAATCATCTTTTGAGTTTTATTCTATAAATACTCGTTGGTAATGTATTTATCATTAGTTTATGTCTTATCAGAATATTAATCAATACAATTTTAGAAAATGGAGACTTATCCCCTTCAATGAGATTACAGACTTATGTCTTGCCAGCGATGAGAGGGATTATGACCAAGAGGTAGTTTTTTCCCCATTACTGATAGGAGAAGATGATGGAAATAGGATGCCCTTTAGATTTGATTTCAATTCGTCAGCAACAACAATATGTCAGAATAACGATTGTAATTTTAGTAGTGATACAATTGTTTCAGAAAATTATTGGAACCCATTAGATATTGACCCAAATTTATGTCCTTCAGCATCCACACTTTGTGATGTTGGTCTCACAGGTATAGATAATGGTTTGGTAAAAAAAATGTCAGGAGAAACAATAGAAATTACAACTGGTTTGTATACGAATATTTCTGATAGGTTCAGTAGATACAAGTACGATAGAAGGATGAAATTACATCCAATTACAGGATTTACAACAACACAAAACAGATTGTGGAATGATGATTCATACACCTATCAAATGCAATACACATATGAAAATCCTTCTGTAGGATATGTTGCGGAGTTGTTCGGGGGATTTTTTCAAGGGTTTTACAAAATACCAGGATACGATTATCAGGTATTCCCCGAAAGAGTTGGTTTAGGATGGACTGCTGAATTTATGTTAAAACACAGATGGTGGGGGGATACTTACGTGGGATTAAATAAAAGATACCCTGAAAACAAGGGTACATTCTTTTATATGGGCGCAAGAGCTGAAAATAAATTTTATCACTACGCTGATGGTTCTCCAAAACAAGACACGGGTTACACGAGGGTAACTTCGGGATTGACTTGCATGCATACTTGCGAGTGTCTAAACACAGGTATAACCGCAGAACATTCCTGTATTCCTGTGTATCAACCATCAGGTGTAACATCTTACACCTGTTTGTGTGGTTGTGGTCAGCCAGTCGCCGAAGCATCTATTCCGGAATTAGACCCGTTATACGATGGTATTTCAAACGCTCTTTCAGTCAGACTGTCGGGAGATAGTGGAAATCCAAGAATATGTGTAAAAACTTATACAATCACAGGAGCTTGTGAATTTACCGGTGTGTGTAGTTCAGGACAAACATATGTAACAGGAACATCTGTGAATGAATGGTGTTCAACAAGAGGTATATTCCACGACTGCGATAATACAAATTATATACTTCAAGAAAATTGGGTTCAAGTTGACGTCGTTTTCAGAAGAAGAGAATATTTTGAAGGGTGCGATTTGCTTGATTTAGGAGGTTTAGGATTGTTAGTTTCCGAGCAATATACTGCAACAACCGCCAATAATAGTCTGAGTTTGATAGAACCACCACTCACACATAGAGAAGTTTATGACCCTGCGACTACAGAGATTGTAAAGTTCAAGGATTCGTGGATGGAGGAAAAAAATTTCAGAATAGGTGATTTAGAAATTTATATAAACGGAAGATTGTTTATGGTTATTTTGGATTTCGAGGAAATAATTCCAAGACTTTTGAACACACCAAAAGAAAAACAAATTGGTGTGGGTTATAATATTTCTGTTGGCGGGGGTACACAGGGATTACATGATAATCTTACTTTTTCGGGGGGATGTCCACCAACAGTAGATGAAATTGTTTATCAACAAGACCCTGAATGTCTAACTACAAATGATTTAGATAATACAATTTATTCAGGACTTACCACCGATATTAAATTAGAAGAATTATTTGCCGGAAGTTTTATAGGTAATATAAGCGCATTTAGAATGTATACTGAGCCTTTGGATGCTGCTCAAGTTGCACATAATTTTAGAGTTTTAAAAAACAGATATAACTTACTAGACCCTAATTGTCCAAATTGTGTGGTACCACCACCATCTCCAACACCAACACCTCCTGTAACTCCAACTAATACACCAACACCTCCTGTAACTCCAACTAATACACCAACACCATCAATCACCCCTCAAGTAATATATGGTGCTTGGTTGTGGACAAATAATGTTTGGAATAACGCTTGTAGTATGGCAGGATACGGACCAACAAACGTTTTGGTTTATTCATTTGAGCCGTTCTCTAATTTAGAACCTGGTGATTTTGTTTATGGAAATACACTTTGTAGTATCCCACCGATAAATACGAAAACTATAATAACTGATGGTAATAGATTTATACAAATAGACCCAAGTACTGGTTTAATTGTCAACAAAGGAATATGTCCATAGTTTCAAATTTATCAAACAAATAAAGTATTTATAAATAAAAAAAAATGGGTTGTAGTAAACTTACTTTGACTAACACTGGTACAACAGTTGTTACCTTCAATTATCAAGAATGCGATAGTTCTGAATGGGAGTATCAGGTTGAGCTCAACCCTAATGAAACAAAAAATATTTGGTTTATAACCGATACTTTTTCTTGTGCTTTTAGTTCTCAAATTATTATCGCCCAAACTGCATTTCCACCTACACCAACACCAAGTAAAACTCCGAGTGTGACACCAACACCAACAGTTACTCCTACACCATCAACAACTCCATATTATAAAATTGATGGAATTGGTGTTTATTATTATGCTGCAGATGACTCGAGTACAATTTCAGGTATCACAGGTAACATCTTTGCTAATGGTGTGATGATGACAAAAGAGGGACATGTTGAATCGAATAAACAAGTTGCTTTCACAGGTGGTACAATCTCATACTTGGGCACAGGGTCCACATTTACTTTGATATTATCGGCTTCACCTGTTGGTGATTATTACTTAGCAAGTGACGGTGTTAGTGGACTATATAATAAACAAATATTATCTGCATTTACTTATACTCAAACTATTACAAATACTGATTTCTTCACAGGTGTCACGAGATTTTACTCAGGTGATACTTTATTACCTTATTCTGAAAACGGAGAAATTTCAATAAATAGAGTAAATCATCTAATTTATATCACAGGAGATTATGATACTGGATATTTCAACATTTTGCCAAATCCTTAAAAAATAAGAAAATGAATTGTATAAAATATAATCTCAAAAATACGGGCGATACCGTAGTAACTTTTAACTATCAAAGATGTGATAACGCGGAATTAGAACTTCAGGTTAAACTCGCACCTAATCAAAATAAAATTATTTGGGCAATAAAAGATACTTTGAACATCCCAAATTTTTTCAGTAATACTACTTCAGTAGAAGAAATATTAGAAACAATTTCCGAGTGTTCGACCTTGGTAAATATTTTTGGACAAGGAACTTTTTATTATAATCCATCAACGGATGTTAGGTCTCCTCAAATGGTTATACCAAATGATATCGTACAATCATTGGATGTTGCTCACTCTGAGGAAAAATTGTGGAAACTATACAATCCTCTCCCTTTCACTTATGTGATAAGAGAATGGGGTCTCACTGGAAATCCTCCATATTTGGTATCATCAACTTATAGAGATTTAACTTTCCCTTCAAATGTTGTGATACCTGCTCCTGCAAGCCCTGGACTTTGCCAAGCACCTAATGGTAATTTAGTTTTTATCGATTTTGAACAAAATGTTTGGGAGCTGACCGTTCCTGTAGCACCTGCAACAGTAATGACTGCAACTTTAAAATATCAGCTACCTTCAGGTTATTTTGTCGGTGGAGACTTTTTAGTAACTGTAAATAACAAATTGTTGGTTGCCTCAGATACAGAAGTCGGAGGGGTTCCATATATTGCGTTATATCAATTTGATTATAATACAGGTTCTTTTGAGTTCGAAAGTAAAACAGTTGCCATAAATAATTATTCTGCAACAGGAGGTATAGCAATATTCAACAACGAAATATACATCTATGGTGTTTATGTGTACAAAATGGATAAGACTGCACCATACGGTGGTGTCAGAACGTCATTACAAGGAGCGGGTGGCGCTTCTTCAACAATTAAATGTAATACTGCGTTTTTAATTGGTTCAGAAACTCCAACACCTACTCCTACATCCACAACAACACCAACTGTCACACCTACAACATTTACAGGAACAACACCAACAGCAACTGAAACAATCGGTCTGACACCGACTCCTACACCAACATCGCAAGTTTGTTATTCAAATGTGACTTTTGATATTGATTGTAATAATGCTGTGATAGAATACATTGATTGTTGTGGAGATTGCAACTATGCCGGTCCTTATTCAATAGGAACAGGATATACTTTGAGTGGTATTTGTATTCAAAATGACTCGATTACAGGTCAGCACGTTTTGAACATTCAATATAGTGGTGCTTGTAATTGTGAGGTCACCCCAACACCAACTCCAACTAATACTTCTACTCCTGAGGGTACTCCGACACCAACACCAACGGAAACTTCAATATTAGAGACACCAACCTGTACACCTACTGTGACTCAAACACCAACTCCAACAAATACAGAAACTCCTACTCCAACTGCTACTTCAGTAATTGAGACACCAACACCTACACCTACCGAAACCGCTACTTCAGTAATTGAGACACCAACACCTACACCTACCGAAACTGCTACTTCAGTAATTGAGACACCAACACCTACACCTACCGAAACTGCTACTTCAGTAATTGAGACACCAACACCTACACCAACAAATACAGAAACTCCTACTCCAACTGCTACTTCAGTAATTGAGACACCAACACCTACACCTACTTGTCCGTATGGAGATTGTTATCACTATGTTGAGATTACTGTTTCAGGCTTTACAGTTATAGAATGGGGACTATGTCCTGGCTCGACCTCTGCTATTATTTATTCTGCCGATACTTATCCGGCGACTTTCATAGAAGGTCCAACAATCGAATCGGATTGTTTTTCAGGTAATTCGTATACAATTTTGACGGGTTCAACACCTGTTTCTTTAAATTATTTTAACCCTTGTTGTGATGAATTGGTAACTCCTACACCTACACCAACGAACACAGAAACTCCCACACCAACCGCTACGGAGGGTATAACTCCAACACCTACACCAACTGAAGAGATAACACCAACTCCAACACCAACTTGTCCGTATGGAGATTGTTATCACTACGTTGAATTTACTATATCAGGTTACTCTGAAATTGATTGGGTATATTGTCCTGGCACTAGCTCAGGTCAGGTATATTCCGCAGAAACGTATCCTGCAACATTTTTGTTAGGACCAGGTCTTGAGGTAGATTGTTTCTCAGGTAATTCATATACGGTTGTTTCGGGTTCAACTCCTTATTCATTAAATTATTTCAATCCTTGTTGTGAAGAGTTAGTAACTCCTACACCTACCCCATCGCAAACCTCAACTCCTCAAGTGAGTCCAACTTGTACACCAACAGAATCTGAGACACCAACTCCTACACCAGATGTCACTCCAACTTGTACACCAACAGAATCTGAGACACCAACTCCTACACCAGATGTCACTCCAACTTGCACACCAACAGAATCTGAGACACCAACTCCTACACCAGATGTCACTCCAACTTGCACACCAACAGAATCTGAGACACCAACTCCTACACCTTCTTGTACACCAACTTTAACACCAACTTCAACACAGACTTGTTGTCAAATTACAATTTTGACCAATTCTTCAGTTGATGTGAACATAACTGATTTGACAGTAAATGGTAGTTCAGCAACTTACGTTTCTGGTCAAGCATTACCAAATACTCCTGGTAATGGAACGATTTTGTGTTCGACAATCGTGGGCGTTGTTGATATAAGAATCTCGGTGTTAAATTCAGTTGCGGCTCAGAAGATTACTTTAACAGACAGTTTAGGTAATGTTCAGTGTTATGATATAACTGGAACTGGACCATCTAATTATGATTTCTTAGGTGTGACTTTGAATTGTACAACACCAATCACAGTATTGGCTGAGGATGGTTCATGTACCGCACCTCCAGAAACCCCGACACCAACACCAACAGCAGAAGTAACACCTACACCAACACCGACCGAAGAGGTGACTCCAACACCAACAATTACACCTTCACCCTCTGAAAGTCCACTACCTGTTTCAGGATTCTCTTACAATTTGATTGCTTTACCATATAACTTGCCATCCGATGGAAATGCAATTATGAATAACGAACCTAATAATTTCGGAAGTACCGAAATAAACTTATTGGGTCTTTCATCACGAGGTTTTTATTTCAACTCTATAGACACAAGTTTAACTGATAGAACATCTTATTATTCAGCTTTTACAGGACAAACTATAACAATTACATTTACTCAGAATGGTGACTCTGCAATATATTCAGGAGACACAGATTCTTTCAAATTTTGGTCAACTTCAGGAGATACAGGATTTGTGTTTGGTACAGGTATAGGGGTACCTCCGATACCAGAACCCTCAGGAAATGCAGTACTGATACAATCTGCAACAACGACATGGGTCACAGGTGACACTGTTTATGTATCGGCGGTATTGAACGTCTAATTTTTACAATAAATCTTATTATCAAACCCTCTACTTTTGTTGAGGGTTTTTTATTTTTAAAAAAAACCATTTTCAATGAGCAAAATTTTTATTCAGATTGCTAGTTATCGTGACCCACAATTAGTTTTAACCATAAAAGATATGTTAGCAAATGCAAAAAAACCAAAAAATTTGGTTATTGGTATTGCAAGACAATTTTCTGAGTCAGATAAATTTGACAATTTAGACGAATACAAAGATGATGAACGTTTTAGAATATTAGACATTCCCTATCAAGAAGCTAAGGGGGTTTGTTGGGCAAGAAATTTAGTTCAACAATTATACTCTGGTGAAAAATATACTTTACAGATAGACTCACACATGAGATTTGTCAAAGATTGGGATGAAATCCTAATCAACATGATAAAGGGTCTTCAAAAGGATGGGTATAAGAAACCTCTACTTACGGGTTATGTACCCTCCTTTGACCCTGATAACGACCCTGCAGGAAGAGCACAAGATGCTTGGAGAATGGTGTTTGATAGATTTATTCCTGAAGGTGCAGTTTTCTTTTTACCTGAAACAATTCCTGGTTGGAGGGAAATGACAAAACCTGTACCAGCAAGATTTTATTCTGCACATTTTTGTTTTACCTTAGGTTCATTCGCAAAAGAGGTTCAACACAATCCTGAATATTATTTTCACGGTGAAGAAATCTCTATTGCTGCAAGAGCTTATACTTGGGGTTATGATTTATTTCATCCACATATTCCAGTAATTTATCACGAGTATACTCGCAAGGGTAGAACTAAACAATGGGATGATGACAAAACTTGGGGAGATAGAAATAAACATTCACATCTTACAAACAGAAAACTGTTTGGTATGGATGGTGAAAACCAAGAGGGACATGATGGACTTTATGGTTTTGGACCTGTTAGAACACTAAGGGACTATGAAAAGTATTCGGGTCTCTTATTCGAAAAAAGAGCTGTAGATAAGTGGTGTTTAGATAAAAACTATCCGCCAAGTCCTGCAATAGAAACTGAAGAAGATTGGAAAAAGTCTTTCTGTACTGTTTATAAACACTGTATTGATGTTGGTTACTCCTCTGTTCCTGAAAAAGACTATGATTTTTGGGTTGTCGCATTCCATGGACCTAATGACGAAACCCTGTATAGAAAAGATGCAGATAAATCTGAGATTACAAGACTAATGAATGACCCTGACAAATATTGTAAAATTTGGAGGGAGTTTCAAACTGATGTATTACCTAAGTATTGGGTTGTATGGCCCCATTCAGAATCAAAGGGATGGTGCGATAGATTGACGGGACAATTATCTCATAACCATGTAAGCTAATGAAATTCCAAGAATTACCTAAGTTTGTAATAAATTTGGAATCTCGTCCCGATAGGTTAGAAGACATAAAATTTGAATTAGAATATGTTGGTTGGGATTTTGAATTATTCAACGCGATAAATAGAAATAGTTACATGGGATGTACTCTTTCTCATTTAGAAATTCTGAGAATATCTGAAGAGAGAGGATACCAAAGGGTTATGATTATCGAAGATGATTGTCAATTCATGCCTTATTGTAAATCTTTAATTCAGGACTTGGAATCACAAATATCGGACATCGAGTTCGGTGTAATGAATTTGGCACCAACATTGAATAGACCAGTAAACAAAAGTTCAAAATATGATTTATTGTTGGATATAACTAATCTTCCACCTAAACCAAACGATAGACTGACAGAAATATTTGCAACAAATATTTTGATTTACGATTTAAAGGTGTTAGATGCTGTCAGAACAATAAAAGATTATGCATTTCAAAGCGGTGATTATGTTCTTCCAATAGACGAACATTTGGTTAAAAACGTATACCCTAAATTCCAATCTTACACTCCAATTTTACCAATAGCACCACAGAAAAATTCATATTCTGATGTATCTCATGGGATGTATAATAATTTTTATACTCAAACATATAATTGGAATCAATACTCACCAGTAAAAATACATCACAAATTTTTGAATCAAGATACGAATAATAAATTCAAAGAAGAAAAAAAACACTTCCATTATAATGAGAATTAAATTTATAACAGCAATTTATAGTGATTTGAATGGAACAGAGTTGGGGGGTAGGCCTGCCAGAGGTACTCACTATAGGTTCAGTCTTCTATCTCTTTTAAAAATGACTAATGCAGATTTTCTGTGTTATACTTCTGAAAGAGAGATAGAATCTTTGAAAGAGTTTTTTTATAAAGAAAACAATATATCAGAAAACAAATTAAAATTTGAAATATTTGATTTGACTAATTCCAAATTCAAAGATTTAATAAATCTTAGAAAAAATGTGGAGGACATAAAGAGAGGTGATAGATGTATTGAAATTCAATACTCTAAATTTTCTTGGTGGTGGAACGAAGATAAATCATACGATTATTATTATTGGATAGACGCCGGATTATCACATTGTGGTTTGATACCATTGAAGTATTTGAATTTTCCTCATGGTATGAGAAGATTTTATGAGAGTACGTTGTTTAACAATTCTTTTTCAGAAAATTTAATAATCGACACAAGTGATAAATTTTTAATATTAGGGAAAGAGAATGAAAGGAATTATTGGTCTGGAACCGTGGACCAAAAATGGTATACCAACTATATAAGACAAATTCATATTATTGGTGGTTTGTTCGGTGGTCATAGAGATAGATGGGATAACATGGTTAGTACATTCGAAGATTATGTTGTAAAAATCTTGTCGGATGATTCTTGTAAGTTTTTACCTCATGAAGAACAAATAATGACTTTAATGTTTTATAACCACAACGATTTGTTTGTTAGGAAACATTTTGATATTTGGTGGTGTAGGGATAACGCACCACAAGGGACTAGTGAAGAACTATTTCTGAAAAATAAAAGTTTTTATAAAATCTTAGAGGAATTTAATAGAATATATGAATAACATTACTTTAGTAACGGGTATTTGGGACATCGGGAGGTCTGAATTAAATGAGGGTTGGAAACGACCCTATGAACATTATTTGGAAAAATTTGATTCTCTTTTGGATGCGTCTGAAAATATGATTATTTTCGGGGATGAGTCTTTAGAAGAATTTGTTTTTAGAAAAAGGAATAAGGAGAATACTCAATTTATTAGAAGACCAATATCTTGGTTCAGAGAAAATGAGTTTTTTGAAAAAATACAACTGATAAGAAACAATGAAGATTGGAAAAATCTTGCGGGGTGGCTTAGAGACTCAACTCAATCGAAATTAGAAAACTATAATCCTTTAGTCATGTCCAAAGTTTTTCTACTTCATGATGCCAAGATTATGGACCAATTTAATTCGGAATATATGTTTTGGATTGACGGAGGTATTACAAACACCGTGCACTCCGGATATTTCACACACGACAAGGTTTTAAATAATCTTCCTAAATACATCTCAAAGTTTTCTTTTATTTGTTTTCCATATGAGGCAAATAATGAAATTCATGGATTTGAGTATTCAAGATTAAATGAGATTGCCGGTACTAAAGTAGACAAAGTTGCAAGAGGAGGATTCTTTGGTGGACCAAAGTATACTATACCAGAAATAAATTCAATTTATTATGGTTTATTGAAATCTACATTAGACCAAGGGTTGATGGGTACCGAAGAATCTATTTTTAGTATAATGTGTTATAAACACTCAGATTTAATAAATTATTTTGAGATAGAAGGTAACGGTCTCATAGGTAAATTTTTTGAGGGTTTGAAAAATAACAATTTAGAAGTAAAATCTGAGAGCGGATTTGTCTCACAGGAAATGTTAGATACAAATAAAGTTGGTTTATATGTTATAACATTTAACAGTCCAGAACAATTTGAAACTCTGATACAATCGATGAATTCTTATGATAAAGATTTTTTATTAAAAACTAAAAAATTTCTTTTAAATAATTCTACAGACAGGACAACAGATTTAACTTATAGTCAATTATGTGATGATTATGGTTTCGAAGAAATAAAAAAGGATAATTTAGGTATCTGCGGTGGAAGACAGTGGATTGCAGAACATTTTGACACAGAAACGGATTTAGATTATTACCTTTTCTTTGAGGACGATATGTTCTTCTATCCGAATCAAGAGGTTTGTAAAAATGGTTTCAACAGATTCACAGATAATCTCTATTCGAAATCTTTAGAAATTGTTAAAAAAGAAAATTTTGATTTTTTAAAATTAAATTTTTCAGAGTTCTTTGGTGATAATAGTACTCAATGGTCTTGGTATAATGTTCCTCAAGATGTAAGATTAAAGTTTTGGCCTGAGAAACCTCGTCTCCCAAATATGGGATTAGACCCAAATGCCCCAAAAACAAAATTCACCAAAATAGATTCCCACAAAGGTATACCATATGCAACAGGTGAAATATACTATTGTAATTGGCCACAAATAGTCTCAAGGCCCGGTAATAAAAAGATGTTTTTAGAAACAACTTGGGCTCACCCATTTGAACAAACGTGGATGAGTCATATGTATCAGCAGACTGTTGCGGGCAAACTCAAACCAGGGTTACTTCTTATGACACCAACCGAACATAATAGGTTCGACCATTACGATAGGAAGTTACGTAAAGAGTCATAACAGTATATTTATTGTTATGGAATTTTTTATCAAGAAAAATGCTACTTTACCACTCTTGAAAATGCAAGTTGTAAAAGATGGTAGGGCCGGATATTTGGAGCTTATGGAGGCATTACCCATTTCAACAATCTATTTCACGATGATAAATGTTGAAACTGGTATTCCCAAAATAGTATCCGCCCCCTGTTACATAACTTCTATAACCCTTCCCTTAGGTGCAACCCCTGAGTATTATGTTTATTTCAGATTTACATCAAGAGACACAAATACCGTGGGTAGATATCAAGGTCAATTTCTCATCAAAAACGACGAGGGTAATTTAATTCTACCGATAAGAGAGGAGTTATATATCAACGTACAAGACAGTTTTATTTCTGAAACAGGTTGTTGTTGATTTTGATATTACAGATATTCTTCGTATATTTATGGCTGAATGAGTAAGGTAAATTTCACAATAGTGTGAAAGCCAATAAACCACTCGAAAAATATATGATTGACCCTCAAGAAATTGAGTCGTTCTTACATGGTAACGACCCCGAAGAATTTATTGTAGCTATTGAGTTTGATTATGTTTCAAACTCCATTTTCAAAATCAAAGAAATACCCAATAAGGGTAAAGAGATTCGTAAGGATACATTTATACCATTCGCTTGGGTTGGAGACCTCCGTGGTATAAATTTCTATAACAATTCCAAAATTGCTCAGAAAGAAGCGATGTCAAAATATGGGATTGTAATTCAAAAATTAGAAACGAAAGATAATGAACGTCTTGAGAATGGTTTGACTTTCATGGTCAAGTCCCTTAAAGGTTATCGTGAACTAATTCAGTTCTTCCGTGACGGTGGTTGTGACCCGTGGGGTGAAAAAACCAAGGACAAAATTATGGTTTTACCTCCTGTTGAACAATATCTGATATCCAAAGAAAAAAGATTGTTCAAAGGTTTTGATGATTATAATCAAGTGACGCGACTTGTATTTGACTTGGAGACAAACGCTTTGGACCCAAAAGACGGTCGTATATTCATGATTGGAATCAAAACAAATAAGGGTTACCACAGGGTAATTGAATGTCTTGATGAAAAGGATGAGAAAGATGCAATCTTAGAATTCTTCAAAGTAATTGATGAAATTAAACCAAGTATTATCGGTGGTTATAATTCGGCGAACTTCGATTGGCACTGGATATTTGAAAGAAGTCAAAAACTAGGAATAGATTTAAGAAAGTCTATCAAATCCTTACATCCCCAACATTCTTATACAAGAAAGGAATCTATCCTAAAGTTAGCAAACGAGGTAGAAGATTATCTACAAACTTCAATTTGGGGTTATAATGTCATTGATATCATTCATGCGGTGCGTAGAGCACAAGCAATCAACTCGAACATTAAAGCTGCTGGTTTGAAATATATTACCAAGTTTATCGGTAAAGAAGCAACTGACCGTGTCTATATTGAACACACTGATATTGGTAAAATGTATGCGGCCAAAGAAGAGTATTGGTTGAACATTCAGAATGGAAATTACAAAAAGGTCGGATTGGATGAGAAAATCGATACGGCTTGTAAAAAAAGACCTGATGTGTATATTGTAACAACAGGAGATAATTTGGTTGAGAGATATTTGGATGATGACTTGGAAGAAACCTTAGCCGTAGACCAAGAGTTCAATCAAGCCTCATTCTTACTAGCTTCAATGATTCCCACCACATATGAGAGGGTTTCTACTATGGGAACGGCAACCCTTTGGAAAATGCTAATGCTTGCGTGGTCTTATAAACACGGTTTGGCAATCCCTGAGAAACAATCAAAGACAGACTTCGTAGGAGGTCTTTCTCGACTATTAAAAGTCGGGTACAGTAAGAATGTCCTAAAGCTAGACTTCTCCTCTCTATACCCCTCTATTCAGCTCGTACACGATGTTTTCCCCGACTGTGATGTTACAGGTGCGATGAAAGGAATGTTAAAGTATTTTCGTGATACTCGTATCCGTTACAAACAACTTGCCGAAGAGTTTGAGAAAACTGACCCTCAAAAATCAGCATCTTATTCTAACAAACAATTACCCATCAAAATCTTCATCAACTCAATGTTCGGTGCTTTGTCCGCCCCTCAGGTTTTTGCTTGGGGTGATATGTACATGGGTGAACAGATTACTTGTACGGGTCGTCAGTATCTGAGACAGATGATTAAATTCTTTATGTCTCGAGGTTATACTCCCTTGGTTATGGATACTGACGGTGTAAACTTCTCAAGTCCTGATGATGTCGACAAACACAAATATATTGGTCGTGGTTTAAATTGGAAGGTCAAAGTTGGTAAAGAATATACAGGACCTGATGCGGATGTTGCTGAATATAACGATATTTTCATGAGGGGTGAAATGGCTTTGGATACTGACGGAGTTTGGCCTTCGTGTATCAATTTGGCAAGAAAAAACTACGCAGTTATGGATGCAAGAGGTAAAATCAAATTGACAGGTAATTCAATCAAGTCAAAAAAACTTCCCTTGTATATCGAAACCTTTTTGGACAAAGGAATTAAACTCCTATTAGAAGGTAGAGGTAAAGATTTTATCGAGTACTACTATGAGTATCTAAAAATAATTTTTGACCAAAAAATTCCTTTATCCCAAATTGCTCAGAGAGCCAAAGTAAAATTGACCTTGGACGAGTATAAAAAAAGGTTGACACAAAAAACCAAGGCCGGTAATAGTATGTCTCGTATGGCACACATGGAATTGGCAATACAGGAGGGTTTGAATGTAAACCTTGGTGATGTTATAATGTATGTCAATAACGGTAAAAAGGCGTCTCAAGGTGACGTACAAAAAATGACCGCTAAACAAATCAAAGATTTAAATGAATATAACAAAGTCCAAAACCCAAATTCGAAACCAGTACAAGATGGAGTAATTGTGAATTGTTATATGTTGAAGGCAGATATTTTGGAAAACAACCCCAATCTGACAGGTGAGTATAATGTTCCGAGGGCAATCGTTACTTTCAATAAAAGAATTGAACCTTTGTTAGTGGTATTCCAACAAGAGGTTCGTGACAATTTGTTAGTGACCGACCCTGAACAAAGAGGTATATTTACAACCGCTCAATGTGAATTGATAAACGGGATGCCATTTGAAGAGGGCGACCAAGACAAACTTAAAGAGGATGTTTTGGATATTACTGAACAGGAATTAAACTATTGGGGTAGAAGAGGTCTTAGTTCAGAATATATTTACGAATTAGCGGAAGAAGATTGGAAAATTAAATTAGGAGTTCTTGAGTCCGTCTGATGAAAGAATATACCAAGTATCTCTTATAAATTTAAATTCAACACAGGCGAACTTATCTAAATCAACCTCATCGTATTCTTCATCAATCCTATTGATATCAGGTTTCACTTTGAGATTTGTCATCGATTTAACAACAACGTGGTCTGAGGTCATAGAGTCCAAAGTCAAAGTTGCGTTTGGTACACCTCTCACAACAATCACCGCTTCTCCGTTTACTTTGTAGTCTTTTTCAGTAACGACAGCGCTGTCTGAGGTCTCTATTGCAAACCCATTTATTATTCTTTTTGATGGTATATTTTTAACTATTGCCATTAGATTACGTATATTTGACGAGGCATTGCTCTGAATTTCATTTGTTTATTTAAATTTTCAGCAATTTGAGCTTCCCTTTCCATTACCTTTTCGGGTCTCAATCTCGTAAGCCATCCCTCTGCACCAATCAATTCTTCTAATAGCTTTGTTTTCTCATCTTTAGCTTCTGTTTGAAGTATTTGATAGTCCATCGTCAATTCTGAATCAGGAGTTTTCAGGTTTCCGCTATACTTACCTCTAACTCTCGATAAAGTTTCTTTTGCATATGCTGTAAACCATCTTCTAACCCATTGTTGGCCAGGTACATTCAGTTCTTCCCAACTCAATTCAGAAATAGGAACATCTGTTGGTAATTTTATAATATCGGGATTAGCTTTCAAACAATTAGCTCTGTCATCAGGACCAACGTCATAATACCAATACCATACGGCTTTACCTTCATACAAGCTGTAGTTATTCCAATTAAAACGACCTCCAGGGGTATTATAAAGGAATATATTTTTCTTTCCATCAGGTAAACCTGTGATTCTGTATGTTAGGGAACCTCCCAAAATTCTATTCAGGATGTTGGCTTCTTGCATTCTAATGAGATAATCAAACCCACTCATCATAAAGTAAGAACCTTGATATCCCATCTGTGCGTATCCTGCTTCATTTGCGCCCAAACCAATTCCACCGAAACCAAATCCACCTATACCACCTAATCCGAATGCTGTCCACGGTTGATTGGAAAACCATAAAAGTTCATTCACTTCTCTACCGGCAGGGATTTCATAGTTTTGTTTGTTTCTCTCTAAAACAAAATAATCTTTCTTCAGGACCCAAGGTCCCATAGTTTGTAGACCAACTATCTTTGAGTATGAATATGCGAATTGTTGTTCAAAATCCATCGTTCTTGTCACCAAAGCCCTTGCCACTGATTTCTCATTCATGTTCAGATTTACAAGGTTTACCCATTGACTATCAATCAACCATTGAAGAACATACTCTTCATAATCTCCAATAGATAATTCCATTAAAGAATCTAACATTTCATCCGTCAATTCAACACTTCTTAAAGGTGCCCCTAATTGATGTTTGATTCTTGTATATATTCTACTTCTTTCTGGTTCAGGAATTACTGACATAGACAAGTTTTATTATATAAATATCATACTAAGGTATAAATCAAACTACTCACGGGGAATATGTAAACGTTACTGCCAAAGGTTGTGGCATTATTTTCTAAAATTACGGTTTCAAACTTATTTGTGAAAATCATCCAATCTTGTTCGTATGGTAAAATTTTACCAGTTGTTTCTACGTAAACTAAATCATCTTCTATTTTGTAACTTGTAAGAGGTTTAATTTGGAAAGTGTTTATTTTTTCATTTTTTATAATTTGACCATCTAATCCTTGGTTGTCACTTTCAGCGCCAAACCCACTTTTGATATCAACGTTTTCTTTTCCGAATTCTTTTTCTAATCTTGTTTTTGTTTGATTTTCTACCTTGTCCCCTTTGGTTTTACTATTACCTAAATTGGACATAATTTTCTGAAAAAAGGGGGAGTCTTCAACAAAAATTTTGTTTGAATATTTTTTCAAAATAGAGGTCAGTTTTTTCACCGCCATGACCTGTTCTTTGGGAGTTCTATTCTGAAAATGAATTATTTCATGATTATTATCTTTTAACAATCTGTTTACACTTTTGGTGATTAAACAAAAAGCTCTGTAGTTACCAGCCAAAAAACTAATATTGTGTCTTTCTCCATCTTTATAAAATCCTTGCATTATATTGTTTTCAGGGTCTTTGGGTTTGAATTCTAACCAGTCCACTTGTTTCAACGCGGCATAAATTCCCATACCATACAACTTACTTATTTCGTTGTCTTTCATTAGGTTCTGAAAAAATTTCTCATCTTCGGTTGTACAATCCACAATATAAGATTTACCTTCAGTCATTATTTGTTTGGAAATTTTATTTTCTAAAAGTTTTGTTTGAGTCTTCAGTTCGAACAATTTACTAACAAAATCCCAATTTACGACTTTCCAAAAATTTGAAATATATTCATCTCTTTTGTTCTTATATTTCAGATAGTAAGCATGTTCCCATAGGTCAAGACCCAACAAAGGAAATCCCCCACCCTCTATAACATTCATTAGTGGATTGTCTTGATTTGGAGTTGACATTATTTTGAGTTTGTTGTTTTTTGTTAAAACCAACCAAACCCAACCTGAACCAAATCTTTCTTTAGCGGTTTGTTCAAACTTCTTCTTGAAGTTGGAAAATGTTTTGAACTCAGAAAAAATTTTCTTTTGTAATTCTCCTTTTAGTCTGACTGGGGTCGGGGTGAGCATATTCCAAAATAATGCATGGTTGAATGCTCCACCTGCGTTGTTTCTTATTGTTTTGTCGTATCTACTTATGTTTTTTATAATTTTTTCTAAATCCCAATCACCCATTTTCTTTTTCGAGAGTGCCTGATTTAGTTTGTCTACGTATCCCTTATAATGTTTATTATAATGAAAATCCATAGTTTCGGCATCAATAAAGGGTTTCAGTGCTGAGTAGGAGTATGGTAATTTTTCAATTCCGATTTTTTTCATTTCCTCAATCAATATTTGTCTTTGTGATTCGGAGTTGTTTTTGTTTTCTGTGTTCATCAAGTTTTTTCTATAAATAATGAGATTATCTCATTTCGTTGATTCTTTGGAGAATTTCTTCCACGTAGTCTGCGGAATTGTTGTTGTCACCCATCACTGTGGCGATGACGTGTTTTTTCTTATTTAATATGTCGTATATGATTCCCTCAATAGTATTTTCAAATATTGGGTAATAAACTAGTACATTACTTTTTTGTCCGTATCTGTAAGCTCTGTCTTCTGCTTGTGAGTGGTCTGAGGGTAAAAAGGATAAATCGTTCATAATTACAGCTTCAGCGGCAGTCAAAGTAATACCAACGCCGGCTGCTTTTATGTTACCGACAAAAACTTTTATCTTATCATTTTCTTGGAATTGGTCTACTGAAAATTGTCTTTCCGCTTTGGACATGGAACCATCTAGTTTGACAGCAGCCTTTCCAAAATGTTCCAAAATTTTGTTTAGAGAATTTGTAAAATTACAGAAAATTATAACTTTCTTATCTTGCTCGATTATATTTTCTGCTAGTTCTATTGTTTGGGTTATTTTTTCATCTGCAATAATTTGTCTTACCTTAGTGAGTTTTGTAAATTGAACGGTCAAAGATTTAGACTCTTCGGGATTTTTCTCATACCAATTATAGTATTCACCCATCACCTCTTCATATTCTTTTGACTTCAGTCTTAAATAAATTGGTGTGATAATTTTATCAGGTAAATCAAGTACGTCTTCTTTTAATCTTCTAAGTGTAAGGTTTGAAGTTCTATCTCTCAGTTCTTCTAAGTTTGAGGCTCCCATAACATTCCATACTTTCCGTGGTCCAACCCTAAATTGATATCCACTACAATATCTTATAACGTAAGCCATCCAATTTTTGGCAACGGGTGAGTCAACCAAACTCAATAGATTATAATAATCAATTGGTCTTGATGTCATGGGGGTACCTGTCAATAACCAAATCCTATCTACCTTTTTTACTATATCATTTATAAGCTTTGTTCTTTGTGCTTGAGCATTCTTGATATAGTGTGCCTCATCAACAATAACCAAATCAAAATTGGCGCTAATAATTTGCGATTCATCTTTTCTTTTAGTGTCATGGAAGTTCTTTATTATATCGTAGTTTATTATTACAAAATCGTTATTAGGGTCAAAGTTTTTACCTTCCGCAATGTAGATAGATTTGTTTGAATAATTTTCTATTTCTCGTTTCCAATTTATCTTCAAGGTTGCAGGACAGATTATCAAAACCTTTTTAGCTCCACATTCCAAAGCAGCTATTATAGTCGAGGTGGTCTTTCCTAATCCCATATCATCCGCTAAAATGTATTTCTTATTTTCTACTAATTTTTGAATTGCTTCTCTTTGGTGAGATAGTGGTGGTCGATTAGAATACTTATCAAAATCTAAAACAACGTCTTTCACTGTGTTGTCTTTAATCATAGCCGCTTTTGGAATCCAAAACTCGTTGAGTTGGTCTGTTTCAAAAAACCTACCCCAAATGTGATATGCCTTTTCCTTTTCAGCTAATAGTTTTTCTACCCAAATTTTTTCGGGAATTTGGTGTAGTAATTTATCGTCTGCAAATTTTTGAGCAAAGTAAGCATCGAGTACAACCCATTTTTTTGCGACTTTGGGTTGTTTATCAAAATTGTTTATTATATATTCAGCCTGACTTCTTGTTGGGTAAAACTTTTTATTCACCTCGGATTTTCTTTTAAGTTCCAAGATGTAGTTATTAGCCCCGCTATAGGTTTCTAATAATGAAATTGCTTTTGATTCTAAAGTATTCGACAAATTAAATTTTGTTAAAATTGGACACCATTTCCATAATCAATGAAAAGTTCTTCACCAACTTGGATTTTTCTCAGAGATTTGAAAACAAAAACGTTTCTTTCAGTGTCTGATTCCCAACTTACGTTCGGCATTTCACTATGGTTGTAATACGACCCGTATCCTGTAACCAAAACATGATTCACCCAATTTTCTGATTTAGGCCAACAAAAAGCGTAATTTTGGAAAAAGGGTAATTTTTCTTGTCTTCGGTGTGGGAAGAGTAAAAATGGGCAAGTGTCAATAATTTCATTATATTGTATCTCTTCGGAACAAAAAACACCCAACCCATGAGTTGTACTGTCTTTGAGATATATTTTTTTTGGTGGTCTTATTTCCATGGTTTATGAAAAATTTTTGCTTGTAATATAATAAAACTTAAACTATTTATCAATATATGCAAAAATTAGTTCCGATAACAAGATTAGGTAAGTTCTTTGGTGGGGAAGATTATTCTTTGGATATTGATATGGGTGAGGAGTGGTTGATTGGTGATATGAACTTCACTGTTGTATTATACAGAATTGATAGATACAAAACTAAAACTGATGATGTATATGGTGAGGTACTTGAGGACGGCATTCAATTTATGGCACCTGTTGAACTTAAAGGTTTGGTTCAAATATTGGCACCAACCAACAAATTGCTTGGTAACTCTAGGGTAAAACAACAGGAACCTGGTAACATGAAATTTTCTGTTTATCAAAAAACTTTGGATGATTTACAAGTCGAAGTGAACATGGGAGATTATTTAGGGTATTATGAAACGGAAGACAGAGTCAGATATTACACTGTAATAAATGACGGAAGAGTAAAATCAGACAATAAACACACATACGCTGGTTACAAGCCTTTCTATAGAACAATAGAGGCAACTTGGGTAAGTGAAAACGAATTTAGAGGAATATAATGAAATTGATAATTACAGAGTCACAATTTGACTCATTATTTATGGGACAAAGAGTTATGGTCTACTATAACTTGAACAGGGAGACATTTTCAATTTCATATTTGGGAAAGGTTATAATGCATGCTGACTACGTTAGATTGAAAGACGTTGAGTTCAGAGTTAGACCAGGTGGAAAAGAAAGAGTTAGAGATGAGAAAAGAAAAAATGTACATGCTTTTGTCATAGGTACACTTTTGGATTTTTGTGAATTTCCTTGTGATAGAATTGAGGAACCTTATAGTGATTTGATTGTGACCTATAATCCATATGTGAATGATACATTCGTACTCAAAGGTACAGACAAGCCAGTTTATTTTGCAGAAGAAGTTGAAATGGTGAATATGAAAAATAAAATTTACATAACTCAGTAAGATGCCATTACCTAAACAAGTTAAACCAACTTTACCGTTAGTTCCAAAAAAAACTTTGTATTCTAGAAGAGAAGAACTTTTGGAATATATAAACAAAGATGGAACTTATTTACCAAAGTCAGTTTTACATGCGGACTTAGACAGAGGTATGTTGGACTTTGTTAAAAACGAATTGAAAGTAGTTACCGCTGGTAAGACAATCCCTGTTTTAGATATTATACTCACTACACAAAACTGGTCTCAATATGTTGAAACTTGGAAGTTTGTAGATTTAGATAATAATCCTGAACCTCCTTTCGTTACCGTTGTAAGAACCCCCGAAGTGAAGTACGGTACCAATCCGGCTCTTAGATGGAATATACCGAATAGAAAACAATTTTATTATGCGTCAGTTCCCACTTGGGATGGAAACATGCAGGGTATGGATATATACACAATCCCACAACCCGTTCCTGTAGATGTTACTTATTCTGTGAAAATAATTTGTAACAGGATGAGAGAGTTGAATCAACTGAACAAAAATGTTTTACAAACTTTTGCATCAAGACAGGCATATACTTTCATTAAAGGTCAGTATGTTCCTATAATAATGCAGAATATTTCGGATGAGTCTCAACTCAATATTGATTCTAGAAAATTTTATATTCAATCATATGAGTTCATTATGTTAGGATATTTGATAGACGAAGAAGAATTCCAAGTCAAACCCGCCATACAAAGAATGGCTCAGGTTTTTGAAATTGATGGTAGTAATCTTGGTAGGAGAAGAGAAGTTTGGCCAAAGTCACCACAATCATTCCCATCTGAACTTTTGTTTGTTGTGGGTAATACAACTTTGACCGATAAAATTTATTTCACCGCGGACATGAAAATTATAAATCTCACGAACGTTGACTCTTACGATGTTTATATAAATGGTGATTTTTATGGAACGAACGTTCCTTTGATTCAGGTAACCAACCAAGATATACTGGAAGTAATTGTTGTAAAACTTGATAATACTAAAGATGCTGTTATAGGTTTGGAAAACAGTCTATTTTAATTCTCTCCGTATATATCTTTCTTTTCTTTACACTTTTCTATTATCAAGTTTTCCAAAAACTTATAAATTTTTATTCCCCTTTTTTCACAATAGGTTTTTAGTAAATCGTGGACAGCAGGGTCTATTTTGATATTCTTTATTTCTCGTTTCTTTTTCATGGTAGAAAAAAGGTAGAATTTATTCTGCCTACTATCAAATAGATATTATAAATCAAAGTTTTTTCATAATTATTAGAATATTTATCAGTAAAATAAATCTGCAATAGAATAATTTAATAATGGCAACAGCACAAGTAAATCAAAAAGTATATGTGTCACCTGGTGTCTACACTTCTGAGACCGACTTATCGTTCGTAGCTCAGAGTGTGGGGGTAACAACATTAGGTCTCGTAGGAGAGACAATAAAAGGTCCAGCATTTGAACCCATCTTCATTACAAATTACGACGAGTTCCAAGCCTATTTCGGTGGCACTGAACCGGTAAAATTTGTAAACACTCAGATACCAAAGTATGAAGCTGCTTATATAGCCAAATCTTACTTACAACAATCAAATCAACTTTTTGTTACAAGGGTATTGGGATTATCAGGTTATGACGCGGGTCCTTCTTGGTCAATCACAACTATTGCAAACGTAGACCCTACAACCGTTGACTCAACCGGTACGACTTCGTTTACAAATACATTTACAGCAACAACGGCTACCGTGACTGTTTGGGGTAACACCTTCCCTACAGAAGTATCAAATGATTTTACAACTCAATATATCTTATCTAATGGAAACACTTCCACTTACCAAGCGAGTTTAGACAACTATATACAACAAGTCTTAGGTGATAACACTTTGAGTGCAACATCATCTTATTTTTATGGTTCTGTACCTGATGCAGATTATAATAGTATCACATCAACTTATAGTAATACTAATAATGCGTTCGGGGTAAATAATTTGAATTTAGCATTTAATGACCTAAGTTCATCAGATAATGATACATGGTTCTATGCAACATTTGACCCAGGAGCTAATAATTCTTATGATGGTTATTCTTGGGATTTCTACATAAATGATATACAGGATATTGGTTCAGGTACCTTTACAGGTTCTGTTTCAGGAAACATATATAATTTCTCGGGTACTGCTTATCCTGATTATAATAACATGGTTGTTGCAACCTTGAGGTCGAGAGGTATTTCTTTATATACAAATAATTCAGGTCCAAATCATGGTCCAATATACGAAGTTACAGGTTCGACAGACTTAGATATGATTTGTACAAATCAATATTCAGGTGTCACACAAGACCCATTTGCAACTTTCTTACTTAGTGGTGTAACAAGAGATGGTAATACATTTTCATTTGAGAATTCATTACTTACTACCTCATCACAATTTATCACAAAAGTTTTAGGAGTGAGTAACTTTGATAAACCAAGATTTGAGACTCCTATTTTTGTTGAAGAGTTGTATGCAGGTTCTTTAGAATATGCTTACAACCAAAGTTATATCCGTGGCTTAAATTGTAATATGGTTGCTTTGGACTCGGCTAGAAGTTTGGCTTCAGATTCTATTGCTTGGAAATTACAAAGATATCAATCACCAAAATCACCTTTCTTAGTTTCAGAACTTAGAGGTAATAAGGTTTATAACTTATTTAGATTTATTTCGATTTCAGATGGTGATGCGGCTAACACAGAGGTGAAGATTTCAATTGCAAATCTTTCTTTTGACAACATGACTTTTGATGTTTTGGTAAGACAGTTTTTTGATACAGATGCTAATCCTATCGTAATTGAAAAATTCCAAAACTGCGTTTTAGACCCAGCAAGTAATAATTTTATCGCTAAAAAAATTGGTTCTCAGGATGGGGAATACGCATTGATTTCAAGATATATTATGGTTGAAATGGCTGAGAATGCTCCAGTAGACGCACTTCCTTGTGGATTCAATGGTTATTCTCAAAGAATCTATGGAAGTACAGCGGTTCAAGCACCAATGATTTTCTATAAGACAAAATACAATTTCCCTCAAGAGGTAGTTCTTGACCCACCTTTTGGTTCTGCTGCAGGTGGTGCAAATACGGTTACTTCTCCTGGTGACGTTGTTCGTAGAACTTATCTCGGTATGTCATCCTCTTACTTATTTACTATTGAGGATGCGTTCTTGCAATACTTAGGTCAAAAGAATCCTGTTGTTGGTTTTTGTACCGCAACTGAATCGGCACCTTGGAACGGTTTAACTAAAGGTTTCCACTTGGACTCAGGTGCTACGGTGGTGACTATTGGTAATGAGTTCACAACAAGTGGTCAAACAGCATTCGAATGTGGTGTTGCTGATTTCACTTCTAATCCAAGTAGTCAGGATAATCCATATTATTTTATTTACTCTAGAAAGTTCACACTTTGTATGGCGGGTGGTTTTGACGGTTGGGACATCTATGAAGAAAGAAGGACTAATGAAGATAGATTCGCTTTAGGTGGTACTGGTTACTTGGCAGGAGCTTGTACTTCGGCAAGATATCCAACAGCAACTGGTTTCGGTACTTTCAAAAATATCACCGTTGATGCTGACAGTCAGTCATTTGCAAATACAGACTATTACGCATATCTTCTTGGTATTCTTACTTTTGCAAATCCAGAATCTACAAATATAAATGTTTTTGCAACTGCAAGTATCGATTACGTTTATAACCAAACTCTTGTAGAAGCAGCAATAGATATGATTCAGTTCCAAAGAGCTGACTCAATTTACATTGTCACTACCCCTGACTATAACATGTTACTACCAGATTCAACAGACCAAAATCAAATCATTTACCCACAAACAGCGGTAGACAATCTTGATAATACAGGTATTGATTCTAACTACACCGCAACTTATTATCCATGGATTTTAGTAAGAGATACTGTGAATAATACACAAATCTATATCCCACCAACAGGTGAAGTATGTAGAAACTTAGCTCTTACAGATAACATTTCTTTCCCATGGTTTGCATCGGCTGGTTACACAAGAGGTTTAGTAAACTCAATCAAGGCGAGAGTAAAACTTACTCAACAAGATAGAGATACACTTTATCAAGGTAGAATCAACCCAATTGCGACATTCGCTGACGTAGGAACTGTAATTTGGGGTAATAAAACCCTCCAAGTTGCTGACACAGCTTTGAACAGATTGAATGTAAGAAGATTGTTGTTACAAGCTCGTAAGTTGATTTCAGCTGTAGCAGTGAGATTGTTATTTGAACAAAACGACCAAATCGTAAGACAACAATTCTTGGATAGTGTAAACCCTATACTTGACTCAATCAGAAGAGATAGAGGTTTATATGACTTCCGTGTTACTGTTTCTTCTTCACCTGAAGACTTGGACAGAAACACTCTCACAGGTAAAATTTACCTTAAACCAACGAAGGCTTTGGAGTTCATAGATATTGAGTTCTTTATCACACCAACAGGTGCTTCGTTTGAAAATATATAATAAAAACGGGGGGTCCAAAACCCCCCACTTTTTTATTACCTAATGAAAAAAATATTACGAGAGGGAATAAAACCCGAGGGGACACCAGACTTAAAGTATTACGCATTCGATTGGGATGACAACATTGTCCATATGCCAACAGAAATCTATTTGTTAGATGATGATGGTAATGAGGTTGGAATGAGTACTGAAGATTTTGCTGAATATAGGAGTAAAATAGGTAAAGGACCTTTAAAATACAAAGGGAGTACAATCGTTGATTTTGCCCCCAACGCCTTCAAAGATTTCAGAGTGGATGGTGACAAACAATTTTTGATTGATGCAATGAAAGCTAAACCTGGTCCTGCATGGAAGGATTTTGTAGAAGCGGTAAACAATGGTTCGATTTTTGCGATAATAACCGCTCGTGGACACAACCCGAGAACTCTTAAACAAGCAGTTTACAATTATATAGTTTCCGATTTCAAAGGAATAGATAAAAACCAAGTAATTAAAAACTTAAAAAAATATAGAACCTTCGCAGGAGAACAGGATATGACTGATGAAGAACTTATAAAAACATATTTGGAGTTAAATAAGTACCACCCCGTTTCTTTTGGTGATGATATAGGTGCCACAAACCCCGAACACGGAAAGGTAATTGCAATGCAAGAATTTGTAGACTATATAAAAGGGATGGCTGCTTTACTAAATAAAAGAAGTTTTCTTAAAATGGATATTGTAAATAAGTTTATTCCAGCAGTACCTACAATTGGATTTTCAGATGACGATTTAAAGAATATAGAAGTAATGAAGAAAGCTTTTAAAGATAAACCAGAACTAGTAAAGACTTATTCAACAGCTGGAGGAATCAAAAAAGAAGTAAAATAAAGATGAGTTTTTTAAAATAAAAGTAAATAGAAAAAATTTTCACTAATACTATATTTATAACATATAAACACAGAAATTAAAATTTTTATAATATGGCTGATTTACTGATGAAGATGCCCTTACCCTACGAACCGAAACGGCAGAATCGATTCATTTTAAGGTTTCCTTCTAGCATGGGTATCAATGAATGGTTTGTTGAATCTGCTTCAAGACCCTCAATTAAAATAAATTCAACCGAAATTCAATTCTTGAATACTTCAACATTCGTTGCAGGTAGATTTAATTGGGATGAAATTCAGGTAAAATTCAGAGACCCGATTGGTCCGTCTGCAGCTCAAGCATTGATGGAGTGGGTTCGTTTACACGCTGAATCAGTAACAGGTCGTATGGGTTATGCTGCGGGTTACAAAAAAGATGTTGACCTCGAGATGTTGGACCCAACAGGAGTAGTCGTAGAAAAATGGATTTTATACGGAACCTTCCTGACAAGTGCTAACTTTGGTTCATTAGCGTATAGCAATGATGCTTTAGCTGATATCACATGTGGATTGCGTCCAGACCGTTGTGTGTTGGTTTACTAATAGTATTTAAATTAAAAATAAAACTTGTATATTTAACCGTGGAGACATAAACTTCACGGTTAAATTTTTTTTATGCAAGACCAAAGTAGAGACTATGGACAACAAAATTTTTCATTACCTCACGATGTTGTAATACTTCCATCAGGAGGTAAGTTTTATAAAAACAAAAAAAAATCAGTTAAAGTTGGGTATTTGACAGCGTCGGATGAAAACATTTTGATGAGTAATACAAGCGATATTACTGGAACTTTATTGAGAAATAAAATTTACGAACCTGATATTAAAATAGATGATTTATTGGAAGGGGATGTTGAAGCAATTCTTATTTTTTTGAGGAACACATCATTTGGACCTAACATAATGATGAATTTGGTTGACCCACAAACAAAAAAACAATTCGAAGCTAATATTTCGTTGGAAGAGTTGAATATAAAAAAACCACTTCACGAACCAAATGAAGACGGTAGTTTTACTACAACTCTACCTGTTTCCAAAGCACA